TTCTTGCTGTTCCAACAGTTGTTGGTAATGCTGTACGAACCATTGAAGCAATCTTAGATATTGATGCTATGATTGCTGCAGGTGCTACCATTGCTAATGGTGACATTTTCCAACTACTTGAAATCCCTTCTGAATCAGTAATGCTTGCTGGTGGTGCGGAAATCATGAAGTCCTTTACTGCAAGTTGTACTTGTAATATTGACTTTGCTGGTGGAGATGACATTGTTGACGGTGCTGCACTTGATGCTGCTGCTGGTACATACCTTGCAAAAGGTACTGACGGTGAAGCTAACATTGTAAATACAGGTGCTGCATCTACTTATGCGGCTGCTGCGTTAGCTCTTGTTGGTGCTGCAGATACCATTGATGTTGTTATTGCTGGTGCTGCTGCTGCTACTGGACGCTTACGTGTCTATGCAGTAATTGCAGATATCTCAGCTGCTCACACTGAGGCTGCAGTTGCACAGCGTGACTTAATCTAAACTAACTTTAGGGGCTGGTATACACTGGCCCCTTTAGCTTATCTAAGGGAAACATAATGGCACTTACTTTTTTATCATTAGCTAACGATGTTATAACACGAATGAACGAAGTAGCACTTACTTCAACAGACTTTACTGGTGCTAGGGGTGTTCAGGTTCAGTGTAAAAATGCTGTTAATGAATCTATACGGTATATAAATCAAAGGGAGTTTGGTTATTCCTTTAACCATTCTACTAATTCTTCTACACTTACTGCTGGTGTAACACGATATGATTTACCTACAAATACTAAGTCGGTTGATTACAGTACAGCTAGAATAAAAAAAGACGTTGCCTTAAATGCCTCTGGTAATAACTTGTCAACATTAAACTACAATGAGTATATACAAAAAGAATTTGCTACACAAGAAGATGAAATTATATCTACAACATTAAATGGTTCTCATTCAAATTCTGTAACTACATTAACGCTTACCTCTACTACAGGACTAGATGCTTCAGGTCGTGTACACATTGGTAGTGAGCAAGTTACATATACTGCAATATCAGGTAATGATATTACAGGATGTACACGTGGTGCTAATAGCACTACTGCTGCAACACACGCTAGTGGAGTTGTTGTTACACAATTTGAAAATGGTGGAGTTCCACAACAGATAGTTCGTACTCCAGATAACAACTATCTTTTGTATCCTTTTCCTGATAAACCATACACTTTAGCTTTTGATTTCTTTACCTTTCCAGCAGACTTAGATGCTCATGGAGATACTACTTCTATACCAGAAAGATTTGCTCCTGTAATTATAGACGGAGCTACAGCTTTTGTGTATCAGTATCGTGGAGAATTAACACAGTATCAATTAAGTTTTGAAAGATTTGAACAGGGTATTAAAAATATGCAAAGCTTACTTATTAATAAGTATGAGTACGTTAGGTCTACACACATAGTACGGTCTTTCTCTCACAGTAACTCTATGTCTGTGATTACTTCTTAATGCCTGATAATGCTCAACTCCAGCCTGCTGCATTCAACCTTCAAGGTGGATTAGTTCTTAACCGTTCTAGTTTCTTAATGGACCCCGGTCAAGCAATTGAGTTAGAAAACTTTGAGCCTGACATTCAGGGTGGTTACAGAAGGATAAATGGTTATACTAAATTTGTTAATCAAGTAATTCCTTTTACAAGTACAACTTCTGAAGAACCTCTAATGGTTGCTTCATTTGATAATAAAGTATTAGCGGCAAGGGGTGAGAAAATATTCTCATCTGTATCTACACAGTTGGCTATTCGTGTTGCTGCTAGTACATCTATGTCTGGCTCTGGTTCTTTAACAGTAGACTCGACTACAGACTTTGCCACTAGTGGTACAATTCAAATTGATTCAGAACAGTTTACTTACACAGGAGTTACTTCAAATTCTTTTACAGGCGTAACTAGAGCTACGTCAAGCACTACTGCTGCTATACATAGTACAGATGCTTCTGTGTCTCAAGATTGGACTGTAAGAGATACTGGCAGAACTAATGCTAGTAAGTATCAGTTTGAAAGATTTAACTTTGATGGCAATGAAAAGATTATTTTTGTAGACAGAGTTAATGCACCAGTAGTTTTTAATACTTCTTTGTCTGCTACAGATGTTAGTGATAGTAGTGTAACAGGAGCAACAACAGTAGTTGCTTATAGAAACCACATGTTTTATGCTGGTAAATCAACAACACCACAAGAAGTAATTTTTAGTGAGCCTCTTAATGAGGATGGTTTTAATTCTGGTTCTGGTGCAGGTAGTGTACAAGTAGACGATACAGTTGTTGCATTAAAAGTTTTTCGTAATAGTTTATTTATATTTTGTGAAAATAGAATATTTAAACTTACAGGTTCCTCAAGTTCAAATTTTGTAGTAGAGCCAGTAACTAGAAACATTGGATGCATTAATAGTTTTACTGTACAGGAATTTGCAGGTGACTTAATCTTCCTTGGGCCAGATGGTTTACGTACTATTGCTGCTACTGAACGTATTGGCGATACTGAACTAGGAACAATTAGTAAAAACATTCAATCTATTTTTGATAAGAACATTAAAGATTCTGTAGATTTTGATAGTGTAGTTATACCAGACAAGTCTCAATACAGAATATTTTTTAATAAGTCAGGTCAGGCCGCAAAACTTTCCAGAGGTGCTACCTGTGTTTTAAAAAAAGAGGGCTTTGAATTTTCAGAGTTAAAAGGTTTTAAAACTACTTGTACTGATACCTTTGTAGAAACAGGTGATGTTATTGTTTTACATGGCGATGTCGATGGCTTTGTACAACGACAAGAGATTGGAAGTACCTTTGATGGGACAACTATAAAGGGTAAGTATAGAGGTCCAGACATGGTCTTTGGCGATTCTGGTATTCGCAAGCATATGCAAAAGGTTATTATTAACTACAGACCTGAAGGGGCTGTTGACGTTGATTTAATTTTAAGGTATGATAATGAAGATAGAGGTTCTGCTAGACCTGCAGCATACCCATTTAGTACTACAGGTTTAGCTGCTGCTTATAATGTAGCAGTATACAGTACAACTTCTAGTACTACACAATTTACTTACGGTGGAGGACAAGACCCTTTAGACAGAAAATCTGTTGAGGGATCGGGGTTCTCTGTTATATTAAGAGTAGAAGATGATGGAGAGAGTAACCCCTACTCCTTAAAAGGGTTTCAACTAGAGTATCAATTAGGAGCTAGACGTTAAATGGGTGCTACATACACAAGACAGTCAACTTATGCAGATGGCGATACCATTACTGCTGACCACACTAATGATGAATTTGATCAAATACTAGCTGCCTTTGCTGCGAGTACAGGACACACACACGATGGTACAGCCGCTGAAGGTGGACCTGTAACTAAGTTATTAGGTACGTCAATTACAATTGGTAATGCTACTTCAGGTACAGACATTACAGTAACCTTTGATGGTGAAAGTAATGATGGTGTATTAAAGTGGATGGAAGACGAAGACTACTTTGAGTTTTCTGATGACATTCTTATAGCTACTACAGAGAAGCTACAGTTTCGTGATACAGGTCTTTATATTAATTCTAGTGCTGACGGTCAGCTTGACATTGTTGCAGACACAGAAATACAAATTGCTGCTACTACTGTAGATATTAATGGTCTTGTTGATATATCAGGCAATTTATCTGTAGGTGGTAACTTAGATGTTACAGGTACGTTTGATCTTAGTGATGCTAACTTTACTAATGCTGGTGACATACAGTTGGATAGTATTTCTGGAGATAGCGATACTAATACAAGTATTACCTTTAGTGGCTCAGATGTAATCACTGTTGCTACTGGTGGGTCTACTGCTTTTACTGTAAATGCTTCTCAACTAATTACTGCTAGTGCTGGTATTACTTCTACTGCTGCTGCAAATACTTTAGGTGCTACAAGTTTTAATGATGCTAATATTACTAACGTAGGTAGCATTGCACTTGATACAATTATTAATGATGGTACAGATGTTACAATAGATTCATCTGGTGATGTTATACTTGATGCAGATGGTGGAGATGTATTCGTAAAGGATGCTGGTACAACCTTTGGCTCACTTACAAATAGTTCTGGTAACTTAGTTATTAAGTCAGGTACAACTACAGCCTTAACATTTAGTGGTGCTAATGCTACACTAGCAGGTGATCTTACTATTGGTGGTGATGATCTTACAATGGCTACTAATACTGCAGGTGCTTTACTTATTGCAGATGGTACAAATTTTAATCCCACTGTAGTAGGTGATTTGTCTGCAATAACGACTGTTGCATCTGATGATGTATTTCTTGCTATTGATACTTCTGGTGGTGGGCTTAAGAAAATAACAAGGTCTGCTATTGTATCTGGTCTGGCTGCTGGTGAGTTAAGTAATATTGTAGAAGACACATCACCACAGTTAGGTGGTAACTTAGACACTAACTCTAATAATATTTTAATTGATGATGCACACTTTATTGGTGATGAAAGCGGTAATGAACAATTAATATTCCAGACTACAGGTTCCGCAGTCAATCAGTTTGAGATGACTAATGCTGCAAGTTCAACAGCTTTCTTACAAGGCCCAATACTAGGGGCAACTGGTGGCGATTCTAACATTGACTTAAATTTACTAGCAAAAGGTACGGGAGTAATAGCTGTTAGGGGTAACAGTAGTTCGGGTGCAATACAGTTAAATTGTGAAAGCAATAGTCATGGGCAAATAGTACAAGGACAACCACACTCTGCAGGTATTACAAACACCATGTTGTTACCTACTGGTGCTAACTCAACACTTGTGTCACTTGTATCCGCAGACACACTAACAAATAAAACACTAACAGCACCTAAGATAGCTGATGGTGGTTTTATAGCTGATGCTAATGGTAATGAGCTTGTAGTATTCCAAACAACAGGCTCTGCTGTAAATCAACTAGAAATAACTAACAGTGCCAGTGGTAGTGCTCCTATCTTAGCAGCTACAGGTGGTGACACTAATATAGGTATTACACTAACAGCTAAAGGTACAGGTGCAGTTACAATATCGGGTGACTTAACTGTTAGTGGTACTACCACTACAGTAGATACAGTTACGATGGAAGCAGCTAATGCTATTGTGTTTGAGGGTGCTACAGCAGATGCACATGAAACTACACTTACTATTGTTGATCCTACTGCTGATAGGACTATTAATCTACCTAACCAAAGTGGTACAATTCCTGTACTAGCTGCAGCAAGTAATACCGCAATTACATCTACACCTGCAGAGCTTAATATATTAGATGGTGTAACTGCTACAGCAACAGAGCTTAACTTAATAGACGGTGTTACAGCTACTACAGCAGAATTAAATATACTTGATGGTGTAACAAGCACTGCCGCAGAACTTAATATTCTTGATGGGGTAACATCTACTGCAGCAGAACTAAACATACTTGATGGAGTAACTACTACTGCTGCTGAAATAAACCTAATAGATGGTGGCACAGCAAGGGGAACTACAGCAATTGCTGATGGAGATGGTATACTAATTAATGATGCTGGTACAATGAGAATGACCTCAGTTGAAACAGTTAAAACATACATGTCGGGCAGTTCAGCCACTAAAGGTTTTGCTATCGCAATGGCAATCGTATTCGGATAAAGGAAGAAATAAATGGCCGTAATTAATCTAATTGATGTATCAAGCATTACACCTACAACGGTGGCTGGTGCAGTAACAACAAGTAGAGCATCTATTATTGATGTTGCTGCAGATAAAGTTGCTAAAGTAAATACACTAATCATTGCAAACATTGATGGTAGTAACGCTGCTGATATTACAGTAGAGGTAAGTATAGACAATGGTTCAAACTATGTTGCAATAGCTAAGACAGTATCTGTACCTGCTGATTCAACACTAATTGTTGTAGGTAAGGACAATGGCTTTTACTTAGATGAAACAGACATACTTGCAGTAACAGCTTCTGCAGCTAGTGACTTAACATACTTAGTAAGTTTTGAATTAATGGATGATGCTTAATAGGGGCAACGACTAATGGCTAGAAGAAATGGTGGCTTTGTAGGTCAAGACGGATTAGATGCACCTGATACACCAACAGGTGTTTCCGCTAGTGGTGGTAATGCAGAAATTAGTGTAGCATTTACTGCTCCTACTGATACAGGTACATCTGCTATTACAAGTTTTGTAGCAACAACAGATGATGGTAATGGGGCTGCAGGAAGTTCTTCACCTATTACTATTGGTAGTTTAACTAATGGCACAGCATACACAGTTAGAGTTTATGCTACAAATGCTTATGGTACATCTGCTGCTAGTGATGCTAGTGCTAGTTTTACTCCTGTTGCACTCAGAGGTTTGTTTTTTGGTGGGCAAGAAGCTAATGGTACTAAATTAAATACTATTCAATTCATAATTATAGCTACTACAGGGAATAGCCAAGACTTTGGTGACTTATCTGACACTAGAGGTGAGATTGCAGGATTTAGTTCTTCAATTAGATCAGTAGCTGCAGGTGGTCATGCTCTTACTGGTTCAAGATTTAATGATGAAATAGAATATGTAGTTAATGCAACTCTAGGTAATGCTATAGACTTTGGAAATCTATCTGCTGCCAGAGATTCATGTGCTGGTTTTAACTCTGATACTAGAGGTGTTGTAGGTGGGGGCCAAGAAGGTTCTACAAGGAAAAACATTATTGAGTATGTTACTATTGCAAACACAGGTAATGCAACGGACTTTGGCGATTTGTCAAGTGCAAGAACATTATTAACAGGGTTTTCTTCACCTACTAGGGGTATTTTTTCTGGTGGTGACACTGGCAGTGATTCTGATGTAATAGAATATGTGACTATAGCTAACACAGGCAACACAACAGACTTTGGTAATTTAACAGATGCAAGAGAGAAGTTAGCTGGGTGTTCCTCTAATACACGAGGTTTATCTGCTGCTGGTGCTAGTTCAAATGTTGATACCATTGATTACATAACTATTGCAAGTACGGGTAACGCCACAGACTTTGGTGATATTTCTGCGGCTAAACATAATCTTATGGGTATGAGTAATTCTATAAGAGGTGTCTTTGGCGGTGGTGATACTGACTCAACTTACGTTAATGTTATAGATTATGTAACTATAGCCACTACAGGTAACTCTGCTGACTTTGGCGATATGCTTACTACTAATGCATATGGTGGTGCAGCCTGTAACCAAAATGGAGGACTTTCATAATGCCCAACTATAATGGCGTATGGAGCCTCTCAACACAGTATCAGTATGCAACTACGTGGCAAAATGATAACTTACCACCTACTAGAGCAATCTTTGCAGGTGGAGCTAGTTCAAATGTTATACAATTTGTTAGTGTAGACACTGCAGGTAATACAACTGACTTTGGCAATCTTGCTGCTAATACAGATAACTTAGCCTCTGTTACTTCACGTACACGTTACATAGGAGCAGGTGGTGATGCTAGTGGAAATAGTAATGTTATTCAATATGTAGAGTTTGCAACAACAGGTAACTCTTCAGACTTTGGAAATTTAACTGTAGCAAGAGCTTATCTTGAAGGTGGTTCTAATGGAGTTAGAGGTGTTGTTGGTGGAGGGGGAAATGCTGGACAAAATGTAATGGATTATGTGACTATAGCTTCTACTGGTAATGCTACTGACTTTGGAGATTTAACAGTAGCAAGAGATGTGATGGGTGCGGTATCTTCTGCTGTTCGTATTTGTTTTGCTGGGGGAGATTCCTAATGGCAAAACGTGATACTATTGACTACATAACAACAGCTTCTGCAGGTAATGCTACAGACTTTGGAAACTTAACTGCTGCAAGAGATGCTGGTGGTGGTTCAATTAGTAGTACTACAAGAGGTTTATTTTATGCAGGTAATACAGGAAGTAGGGTTGATGTAATAGAATATATTACTATTGCTTCTACTGGCAATGGTTCAGACTTTGGAGATTTAGATACTGGGTATGTAAATATAGCAGGAGCTTCTAGTAAAATAAGAGGTTTAGTGGCAGGTGGTTTTAGTGCAGCAGATGCTGCTGTAAATATTATTCAGTTTGTTACAATAGCTACTACAGGTAATGCTGCTGACTTTGGTGATTTACTAGGTACTACAAATAGTCACACAGGTGATTCTAATGGACACGGAGGTATTGCATAATGTCGTACAAACAAATGACAGGCAACATAATATCTGCCACAAAAGTAGAACCTGCTGGTAACAACGAAGTATCTGCAGCATCTGGTGTGTGGAACTTAGATGATCAGTATGATTACAGACGTGGAGCTAACTGGCCTGAAGCAGGTGTAGCTGATCCAGCCACACTTGTTGAGAATCTCTTTAGTACGTTTTTGTATGTAGGGTCTGAAAGTAGCCCTGGTGCAATTGTTAATGGGATAGACCTTGCTAATGAAGGTGGTTTAGTTTGGACTGGTCAAAGGAATGACACAAGAGGAAATCACTTCTTTGATACTGAAAGGGGTCCTAACAAACATGTAATAGCAGACAACGATGAGGCAGAGCAATCAGATGACAATACTTTAAACAGTTTTACTTCAACAGGTTATGTTCTTGGTGGAGACTCAGGTATAAATGCTAACAATGGTGAATTTGTTTCTTGGACATTTCGCAAAGCGCCTAAGTTTTTTGATGTCGTTACGTATACTGGAAACGGAAGCAATAGAACAATAGCCCATAATCTCGGTTCTGTACCTGGTATGATTCTAATCAAAAAACTTAATGCCGCAAAAAATTGGGCTGTATATCACAGAGGGGTTAACGGTGGGTCATCCCCAGAAAATTATTGGGGCATACTAAACCTAACACAAGCATTTCAAGACAATGCCACTGCTTGGCAAGACACGGCTCCTACATCAAGTGTTTTTAGTGTAGGAACTCTTAATCACGTTAACAATAATAATGATACTTATGTAGCCTACCTATTCGCCCACGAAACAGGGGATGACTCTATGATCCAGTGTGGTTATTATGCAGGTAATGGTAATGCTACAGGGCCAGTTATTGATTTAGGCTGGGAACCTCAGTGGCTTTTTGTAAAGAAATCAGATGATGATGATGCTTGGCACATTTTTGATGCTATTAGGGGAATGGTTGTTGGTTATAATGAGCTAGCTTTGTTCGCCAACGCCAATAGTGCAGAGGCATCTACAACTTATGCTAGTTTAAATGCAGAAGGGTGGAGTATTGATACAACCGCTGGTGCTTTAAATCAGAACAATCAAAACTTTATCTACGTAGCAATCAGAAGACCTAACATGGCTACCATAACGGATGCTACTGAGGTGTTTGCTGTAGATCAAGAAAATGATGCTGCACCCTATTATACAGGTGGTTTTCCTGTAGATATGGGATTTTTTAAAAGAGCAGATGCTGGAAGCACAAGTTGGTATCTTTACAATAGGCTTGCACAAGGCAGAGAGCTAGAGATGAACGCTAGTGGTGCTGAAGGTGGTTCATCTAATGCTCAGTTTGATTATATGACTGGCATGCAAGCAGGAGCTCAATCATCTGATACATTTGCTTGGTTGTGGAAACGTGCCAAAGGTTACTTTGATGTAGTTCATTATACTGGCACAGGTTCTGCTAGAACAGTAGTTCATGGCCTTGGCGTTGCACCAGAAATGCTGTGGGTAAAATGTAGGTCTAATGGCAGTACTGATTTTAGAATTTTTGAGGGTAATGATGCAACTAACATGTTGAGATTTACAGGAAATGATGCAAGTAGTGATAATGCTGGGTTTTGGAATGACACTTTACCAACAGCTAGTGTATTTACCGTAGGAGATAATGATGAAGTTAATGGTGATGGACGAACATACGTAGCATTTTTATTTGCAACACTTGCAGGTGTATCTAAAATAGGCCGTGTAGATCACTCAGGAAGTTCAACAGATGTTAACTGTGGCTTTAGTTCAGGTGCTAGGTTTGTAATGCTCAAACGAACAGACGATGATGGAGATTGGTATCTTTGGGATAGTGTTAGAGGTATAATTGCAGGTAATGATCCCTACTTGTTAATTAACACAACTGCAGCATCAGTAACTAACACTGATTTTATTGACCCACTAGCATCAGGATTTACAATTACAGGTAGCTTTACTGATGGCACGTATATGTTTTACGCCATAGCATAGGAATACAAATGGGATTACTTAGATACAGAGATACAGGCAGATTGCTTACGGAGAAAGAGTTTCGTTATGAGACTAGGAAACGTAGGCCACACAATGTACCTGCACAAGGTGAGCTAACAGAGTCATGGCTTAATGGTGAAGGTATAGATGTTGTGTTTGATGGACCAAAGGCAGGGCCAGTATGTGATGGTGCATTTAAAAACTCTGATGGTAGATGGTATACCCAATGGTCTAACGGATAGTGCTTGCATTTACTTTAAAAATATGGTATAACTCTTTTTTAAGAAGGAGTTACTAATGTCTACAGAATTAGCTATTACTACTACACTAAACGAAGCACTACCTACTGCTGCCCCTGAGTATAAGTCTATGCTTAACAACATTGCTGAGAAGATGCCAGCAGTTACACAGGCCACCAGCAACTTCCACAAGTCACACAGTCAGTTCATGGGAGTTACCCTAGACGTAACAGCTATCACACCCATCCGTAGCATTAAGCATACACTAGCTGAGATAGACAAGACACGATCAGCACTACAGGAAGCCTACATAGGACTACGCAAGAAAGAGAATAAGCTTAAGAAAAGAGAAGCTGAACTTAAAACTTGTAAAGATGACCTAGACCGTGAGCTACTAGAGATAAAGATACTAGAGCTACAGGGTCACTTAGAAGGTACACGTAACGCAGTACAAGGTGCTGTACGCAAGATGAACTTCTTCACTAATCAGTACGATAACCTGATGAAGAAGATTGGTAAGACAGAACTTACTGAGGAAGACTACGAACTAGAAGAAGCACGTTACCACATTATGACTTGTATGAAGCAAGCATTAAACAGTGCAAGACCACGACAGGGTATCATTGACGAAGGTAACATGATCTACTTGTTTGACTTAGGTATCAATGCAGCCCAAGCTCAACTAGAAGTAATGTCATACCTTAACTGGGAAAACGAATTAGTACAACAAGGCAAAGCCCCAGAGCATGAGCATACAGTAGAGTGGCTTGAGGGATGTGCAGATAAGTGGGCAGGGTGTCCTGCAGCATTTGCTAACAGTAGGGGGTTTGACGTATTTGATCCCACATCACTAGCTAACACACCACAGATAGAGGATAAGAGTAATGGCTAATGATAACTGGCATTTGAGTAAGTCTGTACCACTAACATTAATCTTTGGTTTATTTGTGCAGGGTGCAGCTATCGTTTGGACTGTAAGTACAATGACCTCTGACATAGAAGTTAATGCTTCTAAGATTGTAGAGGTACAACAAAGACTAGGCCGTATGGAAGACGCAGTACATGGGCAAGCTATATCTATGGCTAGAATAGATGAGAACATAAAAGCCATTCGTATGTCTGTAGAAAAGATGGCTAGCAGACAACAATTACCCTGACATCACTTATGTAGATGATGGTAATTATATAACAAAAGGATTACTGTCGTGATAGAAGTATTAGCATTAGCTGGTGCAGTTACTAAGATAGCAGGGTCTGTAAGTGCTGCCATAAAAGCAGGAAAAGATGCCTCAAGTTTACTGCCTCAGTTTGGTAAACTAGCTAAGTTAGAAGCTGACATAAATCTTGCAGAACAAGGTAGACACAAAGGCCCACTAGGTAGGCTTACATCTTCAGAAGAAGAAGGCTTTGCAATAGCACAGGCAAAGATGGCTCACAAAGAAGCTCAACAAGAACTCAGGTCTTGCTGCAGACTATATGGCCCACCGGGTATGTGGGACTTGGTTGTACAAGAGCAAGCTGCTGCTAGGTCTAGGCAAAAGAAAGCACTAGAAGAAGAAGCTGAAGCAAGAGATAAACTATTCTGGGTAATTTCAATTGTAACAACAGTATTCTTTTTTGCTATAGGATCTGCTGTAATGATCTGGGTTTTAGATAAAGCAGTTAATGGATAAAGGTAAATAAAAAATGCAACAATTCAAAGGATTTAAACCTGAAGCTATGCAACGTATTGCAGGTACTCTAGGGTATCAAGGTGACATGAGTAAGTTTAACGATTACTTAAATCAAAATCCTGATAAGATGCAACAGATGGGTATGTACCAACAAAAGGCTCTTCAAATGGTTAATGGTGGTATGGTTCAAAACTTTGCTAATGGTGGTGATGTTGATTATAGAACTTACTATGATCAAAAAGGTAATGTACAAAATCTTGACATAGATGATTTATTTAAACAACCTGCGCAACAAGCTCAACAAGGAGTAGGTGCTGTACTAAAACAAGATGGTAGTATTGATAATACTGCTATGATGAAACAAAAACAACAAGCTCAATTACCTAAAGATAAACTACAACCACAACCTATTCAACCTATTCAACCAGTTGATCCTCGTGATCCCGTAACTCCTGTACCTTCTCAAGAACTACGCCGTGTAGACACTCTAGCTGGTGCAAAAGATAAACTACAACCACAACCTATTCAACCTGATCCTCCTAAATACGCTGTGCCTATGGACTATGATTCTTCAATGAAAGCATTGAACATGTCTGTAGGCAAAGAAGAGGTAGACTTAAAGTATGATATAAATGGTGATGGTAAAATTACATCACAAGATGCTTTAGCTATAGCGAAGGCAGGTAAGGAAGCAGGAACATTTAGTATTCCTGAAGAACCTCCTATTACAACTATGCCTATTGAACCCCCTCCGGGTCTACCCCCTATTGACGAGTTGGTTCCTAATCCACCTACTGTTCCAGAACTAGAGATTACTCCAGAAGAGTATACTGCTATCTATGATAAAGCATATGAAAGTTTTCCTGCGTATGATAACTTAAATTCAGATATAAAGTTTGGTAAAGAACAATCACAAAAGCTAATAGCTAATACTGAGATTATGGAAGACCCAAGTAATTACACTTTTGAGACAGTATATAGAAATGGTGGAAATTACTGGAATATAGTGTACCCTGATGGCACTAAAATAGACACAGGACATCGAGATAAAATTCAAGGGCAAAGACGTGCCGACGCAGTTATAGCGGGTGCTAAAGCTCTTAATGAAGCCCCTCAGTTTGTAAGCTATAAAGAAGAACTAAAACAATTTGACGTAGATGTAAAAGAATACAAAGACTATGTTAGTGACACTACAACAACAGGTGTTACATCTGACATTGAAAATATTGAAAAGGAATATACAGCAGCTAGTGATGCAGTAGACCAAAAGAAAATAGAGT